AAAACGGGCGGCGGTCAGACGGCGCAGACGGATCCGTTTTTAAAGGGTTTTGGAATGTAGGAGAAAGGAAAGGTTAAAATATGGCAATTAATTATGCGAGCAAATACGCAAGTCAGATTGATGAGCGATTTGCAAAGGAAGCGCTCTCGATGGGCGCGGTAAATCAGGATTATGACTTCGTGGGTGTGCAGACGGTCAACGTTTACAGCGTCCCCACAGCAAAGATGAACGATTATACGAAATCGGGTACGAACCGATATGGTGAACCGGAAGAGCTTGAAAACAGCGTGCAGGAGCTGACCATGACACAGGACAGAAGCTTCACATTCTCGATTGACCGAGGCAACTTTACCGACACGCAGATGATTAACAGCGCGGGCGCGGCTTTACAGCGTCAGCTTCGCGAGGTTGTTATTCCCGAAATCGACAAATACCGCTTTGCAAAGATTTGTGCAAATGCGGGAACGACCGGAACAGGTGCAATTACAAAGGACAACGCGTACGACGCGTTTTTGGACGGCACGACCGCACTTGTCGATAATTTTGTACCGATTGCCGGCGCGGTGGCATATGTATCAAGCGGATTTTACAAGCTTATTAAGCAGGATCCGTCATTCGTGAAGCAGGGCGACGCGGCGCAGGGTATCACGCTTAAGGGGCAGATAGGCACAATCGACGGTGTTCCGCTCGTTGTGCTGCCAAAATCGTATATGCCGACGGGTGTTGATTTCTTTGTGACGCACAGAATGGCGACAACCGCGCCGGTGAAGCTGTCGGAATACAAAATCCATGACAATCCGCCGGGCATTAACGGTTGGCTTGTCGAAGGACGCTTATATCACGACGCGTTTGTGCTCGATAACAAGAAAAAGGCTATTTACGTACATAAGGCTGAATAGGAGTGATTGAGCTATGACACTTACAAACGGCACGGATACAATCACTCTTAACGACGATATACAAATAAGAGCGTATAAAGCGTCGGGATATGAGGAAATTGAAACACCCGAAAAGAAACGAGGTGCGAAGAATGGAGACAATAAATCTTGATGAAGCGAAGGCAACGCTTAAAATGCTGTTGGGAATAAAGGACGATGAGCAGGATAGCTTGTTGTCCTTTTTGCTTAGCGATACCGTGAATGCGATACTCGGCTATTGTAGGTTGGAAATCTTGCCGCGGCAGCTTGAGGGGCTTGTTCCGATTATCGCGGCGGATATGTATAGGGCAAAGGGGTACGGCTCTTCGGAGGCTCCGGAGGTCGTGAAGTCCATATCGGAGGGACAGCGCAGCGTATCATATGCGGAAACGAACCCCGATAATAATTATTTGCAGAATTATTATAAGCGACTTAACCCGTACAAGAACAGAAAGGGAGTGCTGCCGAGTGAAATTACGGAAAGCACAGGTTAAAAGTTCTATTTTTGATGTATTCAACAATACAATGGCAAAAATCATCGAATTAGGCGATTACGATGATTACGAGAATACATACTCGATTAAGGAGATAGGGACGATAGAGGGCGATTTACAGCCTTACAGCGGAGGTTTAGCGGAAAAGGATTACGGCTTGGTGGTCGAGTGTCAATACCGTTTCTTTTGCGCCGCGAATGAGGATATAACGGAAGGCAGATATTTGATTGTCGGGGAAAAAGCCTACGAGATAACATATGCGGCGGTGTGGGATATGGGATTGACCGTATTACTGAAAGGTGTTGAATTGAATGGTAGACGTGAATAAGATAATCCGAGAAATTCTCGAAACGCTCGAGGGCGTAAAGGTGACGTTTTATCACCCGAAGCAATTCAACACTTTGCCCGTAATCAGCTATTACGAGCTGACTACAACAACAGGTTTATGTTACGACAACGAGGAACAGGCGCAACGCTCAGATGTCGAGATAGATATTTGGGGCAAAAGCGGCGGCGAATGCGCAAGAATAGCCGTACAAGCCGACAAGGCTATGCAAAAGTACGGCTGGTACCGTGAAATGTCAAGAGATATGCCGCCGGAGGGTAACATAAATCATAAAACAATGAGATTTTCAAAGGAAATTTTTAAGTAGGAGGAATAAAAATTATGGCAGTTACAACAGAAACAAACAGAAAACCATTACCGACAATCGGTGTGGACAAGTACACATTTGCGCAGTTAATGAGCGACAGCGCGGACGGCGCGGAGTACGGCGCGAGCTATTCCCTGCAGGGCATGGTGCAGATTTCGCCGTCGGACAGCGGCGGAAGCGATACCTTTGACGCGGATAACGGAGCGTATGAGGTAGAGAGCTATTTGGAGAAAATAGGCCACGAAATTGAAAACGCGGACATCCCGCCGGAGGTTGACGCGATGTGGAAAGGACTTGAGAAAAAGCACGGCGCGGTTATCGTAGGGGACACAAATTCAATTCCGTATTTCGGAGTTGCGTGGAGAATTTTGAAAACCGACGGTACATACCGCTATGTTAAGTATTTCAAGGGCAAATACAGCCTCGCGTCGAACGTCGGCGGTAAGACAAAGCCATCATCGGGCGCGAGCGACAAGCAGACAGCAAAAGCAACATACACGGCAATTAAGCGCGATTATGACGATAATTACTACGTTTACATCGACACGGACGGAGTTGAAGAACTTATTGCCGAGAAAGACTCCAGCGTTACATCAGTTGCGCAGTTTGAAAAAATATTCTTCGAGGACATGAGCTATATTCCGGGGGACAGCACTATCAAGCTTATGGATGAGGGCGACACAGTAGTGAAGTTAGGAGAGCTTGATAAGTCGACAGAGGAACAGTCAGACGGGCAGTCAGATACACAGTCCGACGAGCAGGCGGCGGAGTAATAAAGGAGAAATATTATGCAGAAAACATTATCGATTACAGTGAATAAGAAAAAAATCGTATCAAAGCCGTTTGACTTTGAGGCGATGTGCCTTGTAAACGATGCGCACAACCGCGGCGAAAAGACGGGACCTTTGAACATATGCCGCGAGGCGGTGGATTATATGTTTGAGGGAACGGACGCTACGCAGGATGTTATAAACTCGCTTGATGTGGAGGTAAGAACAGGCCTGTGCTTAAAGGTGTGGAATTTTTATATCGAGGCGCTGTCGTTATCAAAATCAAAAAACGACTAAGTCCGGATGACGGCGACGGGAATGGTCTGCTGCGCGATTTGTACAGCAGACTGTTCCGCGGCCTAAATATAATGCCGGACGTTTTGGCGCGGCAGGATCCATATATTTTGTTTAAAATGCTCGACAGCTTGTCGGAGGAGGAAGATAACACGACATATATGGGAACTGACCCGCACCTATTGATGTTTTACGGAATGTGAGGTGGTTAAATGGCAGATGCAATATCAGAGCTGGTAGTAAAAATAACGGGTGATGCGTCGGATTTGGAAAGCACGATAACAAGCGTTACAGGCGAGTTGGAGAGTCTTTCAAAAGTTCAAGGAGGTAGTAACAGCACAACGACAACGGGAACGAAAGGTCTTGCCGCATACCAAAAACAGATGGAAAAGGCAGGAGAGACTTTATCGACAAGTCGCACAGCTCTTACAAATGCAAAAAAGGCGTATGAAGATAATACAAAATCCATTAGTGCAAATGTAAGCACTCTCAAAAGTCAACAGGCAGAGATTAATAAAACCATTTCGGTTCGTTCAGCTGAAAAAAATCTCCTTACCGAAGCTAATAAATACCTCGACAAAAACAGCGACGCGTACAAAGACAATCAAAAGGCAATAAAATGGATAAACAACGAAATCAGCGCATACACAGAACAAAGCGATAAAATTACAGAATCAATCCAAACACAGGAAAGTGTACTTGCAGGAAGTAAAAAGGCATATGAGGAAGCACAGTCGGCAGTAAGTACGGCTACGGAGAAGTATAAAGAGTATGAAAGCGGTCTTAAATCTGTCGAACGTGCGGCAAAGGCTCAAAATTTACAAAACGCAGGTAAACAGCTAAAAGACGTAGGTGAAGGACTTGACAGTATTACAAAGCCTGTACAATATGCGGCGGCAGGATTGGCGGCAGGCGGAGTTGCGGCGGCAAAGTTTGCGATTGACTTTGAGGATAATTTTGCAAATGTAAAGAAAACTGTAGACGGAACAGATGAACAGTTTGCGCAGATAAAGCAGGACATAATTGATATGACAACCGTCGGAATAAACGGACACAGTGCTATTCCACAGACTACGGCAGAGCTTACAGAGCTTGCCGCGGCAGGCGGTCAGCTTGGTATTCAGACGGAGAATATATCAAGCTTCACCGAAACTATGGCAATGCTCGGTACAGCGACAAATCTTTACGGCGAAGAAGGCGCAGCTACTCTCGCGAAGTTTGCAAATGTTACTAAAATGTCGCAAAATGACTTTGACAGACTGGGCAGCTCATTGGTTGCGCTCGGAAATAACTTTGCTACAAATGAGGCGGATATAGCTTCTATGAGTATGCGGCTCGCCGGCGCAGGAACACAAATAGGACTAAGTCAAGCTGATATTCTTGGTATTGCAACCGCTTTGTCAAGCGTAGGAATAGAAGCTGAAGCCGGTGGAAGTGCGTTTTCTAAGGCTATGATAGCCATGCAATCCGCAACGTCAACGGGATTTACACAGATTAACAGTGTCACGGATAAAACAGGAATGTCTTTGAGAGATTTGCAACTGTTATCATCAAACAGTAGCAAGGACTTTAAAGCTCTCGCAGATGGTTTGGGTTACACGAGCGACGAGCTTAATGCGATGATAAAATCAGGGGTACAGCTTGAAAATTTCGCGAAGATAACAGGCAGAACGAGCGAGGAATTCAAGAACCTGTTTGAGTCAAATCCGTCCGAAGCTATAGACGCATTTATTAAGGGGTTACAGAACGCTGACAGCAGCGGAGAAAGCGCTATAGCAATGCTGCAGGATATGGGCTTTACAGAGGTTCGTTTGCGCGATTCGTTGTTGAGATTGGCAAACAGTGAAGCCGGAGTTACAGACGCTGTAACCATGTCTAACGAAGCGTGGAAAGAAAATACGGCTTTGCAGAATGAGTTTAATGCAAAGGCGGAAACGACTGCGTCAAAGATTGCGGTTGTCAAACAAAACTTTGTCGAGGCGGCGAGAGGCATCGGCGAAACCATGCTGCCGACAATAAACGACGTGAGCAGCGGAGCAGTACAATTTGCACAGAAGCTTGCAAGCCTTGACGATACGCAAAAGAAAACGCTTGTTAATACAGCCGCCGGAGTTGTCGCCGTGGGCGCGGCATCAAAAGGCGCGGTCAGTGTGATAAAAGGCGTAGGCTCGGCGATTGAAGGCTTGGGAAAAATTAAAGGAACGAAGGTTTTTGAAACAATCGCGGCAGGAATTTCTGCAATACCGGCGCCCGCCGCGCTTGCTGTTGCGGGAATCGCGGCTTTGGGTGTTGCCGCAAAGGTAGGATATGATGCATGGTACAACTCACAGTACAAATGGAGCGAGGGACTTTCAGAGGGAAATGAGCAGATAAGCGAAAGTCTTGACAAATATAAGCAGATTTCATCTTTACAGGGTGAAATAAAGGATTTAAAGCTTGTCATAGAAAACCCCGATTCAAGCGCGGAACAGGTAGAAAAGGCAAAATCGCGGCTGGAGGAGATAAAAGAGCTTCTGTCGCAAGAATACAATCTCGTAATCAAATCAGATAATTCCAACCTTGATGACGCTGTGGAAAAGGTTAAGAATGTCAGCAAAAACGAATTGCAGAGCAATATAAATAACCAAATGGCGAAGCTTGCCGAGCTGCGCGGGAAAATGGCAAGCTACGAGGGCGATTATGCAAAGGATTATGCAGAATACGAAAAACAGCTTAATAATCAGACGCGCAGCAGTGAATTGGTTAACAATATTACTGCTATAAATCAAGCCTATAAAGAGGGTAACATCACAGGTTGGGAAAGAGACGAGCAGGTTCGTGAGTTGGCGAAAAGCTACGGGATGTTGAATACGGAAGCTATGTCATATAACACCATACTGAACACGGCAAATGGTAATTTGAAATACGCTTCCGGACAGGTAGAAGAGTACAAGCAACGTCTCGGAGAATTAACCGCCGCGCATGATGAGTATGTTGCGGTTTCTACGGAAATGGCAAATTGGGAAACGGAGCTTCGGCAGGTGTGGAAAAGGCTTTGACACAAATAGGCACCCTTGTAAATTCTGCCGGACTTGACCTTTACGGATATGCGCAGGCTGCGGCTTTGGCGATGAACAATGTCGGAAGTCTTGATGAAGCGTGGGAAAAGGGCGGAGATACCCTTACAAACGTATGTAATGATTATGTCCGCGCAATGACTACGTTCGGTGCGTCTGTGAATACAGCCGTATCGGGCGCAGCGCTGTTGAAAAACGGCTTTTCGGATATTCAACAAGCGGTTTCTTCGGGCGACATCAATGGAGTGGTGAACGACCTCGGACAGCTCGGAAGCAGCTTGGGCTTGAGCGTTACGCAGGTAAATTTACTTGCGCAAAGTATCGGATTAATTCCTGACGACAAGCATATTGAGATTACAGCCGATGGAAATTATGAGGTTCTCGACGGCGCGTTGGAGAAGGTTAATGAGCTTAAAACCGAAAATGTTATTGTAACGGTGAGTGCCGACGGTGATATAAGCGTACTTAATCAAGCTACCGGACAGACGGAAATAATGGAAAGCATCGGAGCCGTAGCGTTACAAGTTAACGCCGACGGTAATATTGATGTGCTTAATCAAGCCGGGGATAAAATTGCGGAAATCAAAGACGATCCGTCGGCTACAATTACGGTGGATACCGAGGTGGACAGCTCGGAAGCAGACCAATACGAACCGACAGATAAGGATGCAGATGCTGTATATCATGTGATCCATGACGAGGTTGACGCATATACTCCGGAAGATAAAACTGCGAATGTTACATATCGTGTTGTAATCGACGGAGAAGTGCCGAAAGGAAATGCCAAAGGTACGCAGAATTTCCGCGGCGGAATGGCTATGGTAAACGATGACGGGAGCGCGGACCCGCGCGAGCTTATCATCGACCGCGGACGCGCGTTTATTCCGGAGGGTGAAAACGTCATTTTACCTCTTTCGCACGGCGCAAAGGTCTACACCTCGGAGCAGACAAAGGCGATAATGGCAGGCTTGGGAGTGCGCCGTTATGCTGACGGAAAGAACAATTCCGACGCGTTTACTACAGCAAAGGATGATTGGACGCATTACACCAAAACGCACGCTGTAACCACGTCGCAGGAGCTTGAAAAGTGGGTAGAATTCTCAAAGCAGTTTACCGACACCCAAAAGGACGTCGAGGACATCGAAGAGCAGATTTTTTCGCTTCAGCAGAAAATCACGTCGGAGCTTAACGACCAATCAGACGCGTATATCGCGGAGCGGATGGCGCTTAACGATTGGGACGATTACGGTGACAGCGCAGAGGAAGCATTTGCACGAGTACAGGAGCGCAACAAGGCGGAGCTTGACGCAGGGCGGATTACGTGGGACGATTATGTCGACAATATATCGTCCTCCGGAAAGGCGATGTATGAGGCGAAGCTTAATCAGTCCGAAAAATGGATTACACACGAGGAAAAGTATAACGACATGAGCGCGGCGGACGCTATGGACGCGTACAAGCGCATGGCGCAGTACACGAAGGAGTATTACGAGCAGGGTATAATCGACAAGCAGGAATACATCGAAAAAGCTACCGAAATTGACGAAAAATATCTTGACAAGTACAAGGAATTGCTGGAAGAACAGCGCGACGAGCTTGATAAATTATTCGACAATTCGAAATCGTACATCGAAGAACACACGTATTTCAACGACTGGGACGATTACGACGACGATCCGCTATCTGCATATCAGAGAGTCAACGACAGAATGTGGGACGATATACAGGCGGGAAAAATAACATCCGAGGAAGCGGACGAAATGTTAAAGGAGCTTGGCTCGACCATGTACAGCGACAGGCGCGAGCAGTCGGAAAATTGGCTTGACGAGCAAAAGAAATATTTCGGCATGGAGTCTGACGAATATATCGCGGGCTTACAGCGTGAAATTGACTACACGGAGGAATATTACCGACAAGGTCTTATCAGCCGTAAGGAGTATAATGAGGGCTTGACAGAGCTTAACCATGCAATGTGGGACGAGGCGGAGAGCGCTTACGAAGATGCACTGTCAAAGCAGCGGGAATACATCTCTGACCTAAAGACGCAGTTTTCTGATGAGGAACAGGCTTTGCGCGACAGCTGGGACGTTGAGGACAGAGCGGTTGACATAGCGGACGTCAAGGAACAGCTTGAAATATATTCCGGTGCAGTTACCGACCGCGGCCAGCAAAAGTACAAGGAGCTGCAGGAACAGCTCCTGCAGCTTGAACGTGATGAAGAGCTGTATAACCTGCAGGTCAAGAACAACGCAACAATCGAAAAGCTTGAGGCGGAGTATACGGAGCTGGAGGACAACAAAACAGCGTATATAAAGGGGCTTGCGTCAAATGTCGATATAAACGTCAGCGGAATAGTAAGCAGTATGAGCGCGGCGGTATCCTCATCCACGGGAAGCATTGCAAGCATATTAACCGCGATACTTGACAAAATCGGAAATGTTGACCTTGTGGGCCCGACGTATTCGGACAATCGGAACATAACCGTCAAATACAGCGATTATCAAGACATTGCGAAGATGTTGGCGAGAAAGGTGGGATAGATAACATATGAGAATGGGATTTAGCTTTAAGGGACAAAATTCAAGCGAATTTAATGGTGTGACGGTCAGAACAAAGGACCGTCCCATTCGCCCCGAAACAAAAGACACCACATACAGTCCGCTGAATTCTGACGGCGAATACAGTTTTGCTACAGCAAACCCGAACGGACATGAATATTATGAAAATCGTGATTTTACGCTTGAGTTAAGCGTGAGCGCGCAAAATCTGTCCGCGCTGCAGCGGAAGCTGTCGAAGCTATCCGTGTGGCTTATGGGCGGAGGTGAGCTGATATTTGACGATACTCCGTTTGTTACATGGACGGCGCGCGTGATTGACACGGTGTCATATATGCCGGAAAATAGCGGGCGTAAGGCGGTTTTGAGCGTCAAGTTTAGGGTTGACGCAGTTGCGGAGCTGATATTTGATACGGCTGACGGCCCGATACTTGACAGTGATATTCCGCTTGACAGCGATATTCCGCTCGACATAAGTGAATATTATACACTCAAAGGCACGGGAACTTTTACGGTGGATAATATCGGAGATGTTCCGGTAAGACCTGTTTTAAAGGTGATGTATGCTGATGTGGGTTATACCGTGACATGTAACGGGACAGCTATGAAGGTGCAGACAAGCGGTTATATAGATTGCGCAAAGTGTCAAGTGACAAATTTGGTTGGAGCGAGTCAGATGTCGGGAATAAGCGGAGATTTTTTTGAGCTTATGCCGGGGAATAACACGTTAAAGGTCGAATGTACAAATACAAATATCGAGGTGCAGGTGACATTTGCGCCGAAATATGTACACGACGTTGACGTGAATGATTTTGGGTTTGGAGGATAGATATGTTAAAATTACATGAATGGAGCGGTACGGCGGATAATTATGACGGCGGATGTATCGCATACCTTGACAAGGCTGTCGAGGTGCGGCTGGAAAGAAAAATAAACGACATATACAGTCTGTATTTTGACTATCCGTGTGCAGATGAAAAGGCTGCGCTTATTACGGAAAATCAATTTGTCGAGCTTGACGGTCAGTATTATGTCATATTGAAAATTCAGCGTGTGACGGACGGAAAGGATATGTTAAGCGTTACGGCGGCGGATGTGTTCAGCACATACGGCAGAATGACGCATATACAGAATATCCCGGACAATATAGGTGTGAAGCCCTCGAACGTGTTTAAAAACAGCATTCTAAAGTCGCCTTTTACGGCCTTTACGGAGGCGGAATTAGACAATCTCGGAATGACGTGGCTTGACAACGACGGATACAAGATAGACTTCTTCTCCACGGACAAGACCAACGCATGGGAAGCGACACAGACGATTATTGAA